CTTTGTTCGGTACTTCTAGAGTAACAGCTTGTTCCATAATCTCAATAACCTTTTTAGCTTGTGCGTCACTTTCTATTGATACACAAAGCTCATCATGTATTTGTATATGTGCTACAATTCCTTCTTTATATAACTCTAACATAGATTTTTTTGTCATGTCAGCAGCTGATCCTTGTATTAATTTATTTAAAGACTTGTATGTGTAAGCTCTCTTGATCCCCGGTCCATGTTCCTGGAGTGCATCTTCGTGTGTCATTGCTTTGTGCATACCGAAACTGTTTGGCTCCCATAGATGAAACCTGCATAGTCTGCCAAGTAAAGTTCTTATCTGCCCACGATCTTGTGCTCTGTTGGACGCTTTGTCCATAAGTTGTTTAACAAAAGGTACCTTTGCGTGATACGTATTAAATAGTTCTGCAGCTTTGCTTTTAGATACACCTAATTCTGCTTGCAGTTTAGCTTTACCCATACCATAAAACAAACCAAGGTTAATTGTTTTTGCTTGTGTTCTAGGTATCTCTGCCATGTCTGCTACAGTCTGGTGAAAGTCTGCACCCGAATCATTTTGATAAGACTCTACTACGTCATACACTGACGGTAATTTATATAATGCTGCGTAGTGTACAACAAGACGTGGTTCTTGTTGTGAGTAATCAAAGCAGCCCCACTTACAACCTTCTTCTGGTATAAATAAACTTCTAATCTTTGGTCCTAAATCTTTGTTACGTGCTGGAATCTGCTGTAGGTTAGGATTCTGATAAGAGAACCTTCCTGTAACTGTACCACCGCCTGCATTACGCAACTGATTTATCTCTGCATGTATTCTACCTTTGTGTTCATAACGTAAAATAGAATCTATAAAAGTTGTGTGTGCTTTGTTGACTTCTCTCGCCTTTGCAATCATGTTAACGACAGGGTGTTCATGTTCTTGTAAAAAGTTTTTAGTAAAACTAGGTGCTTGTGTTTTTTCAGTTCGTTCAAACTCTATTTTTAAATTTTCAAATACTTCTGCTATACTACTTGCCGCCCATATTTGTGGCCGTACATTAGTTTCTTTTTCTATTGCAGTTAATATATCTTGCTCTTCTTTTACTAGAGTCTTCTTAAGATTATGTGCTGCTTCTACATCAACTCTTACGCCTTTAAATCTCATGTCAACTAGACAAGGAAATAAATCTGTTTCTAAATCAAATATAGATTCTAGGTCTTGCGATATAATTTCTTTTTTCATTTCTTGCCACAAACCAAATGTAGCTTCTGCATCTCTCTCTGCATATGTTCCAACATTTAATGATGGTAATTTATACATTTCTGATTTAGGATCGATGCCCCATTCAGCTGCTGCTTCTGCAAGTGCAGCCTCGTTCTTACCAAAACCTAGATACTTCCATGACAAACTATTAAGATCATATCTAAATCTATTTTCATCAGTAACAGCTGCGGCTATCATTGTGTCTACAATTCTTCCATTGATCGTAAAACCCATAGCCCTGATCCAACACACGTCATACATTGCATTGTGGAATATTTTTGTAGAAGTAGAATTCAAGGTATCCTTAAACCATTCTAAAACTTTCTTACGATCCATATTACCACCACCTTCGTGTGCTATTGGAAAGTATCCTTTGTAATGTGCAGTCGCTACTGCTATTCCTATAACTTCTCCATTACCAATAATTGCACCCGATCCTTTTTTAATTAAATCTGGGTCCCTTGTCTCCAGGTCAATTGCAATCTCATCAACCTGTCTAAGATCTGGAAATTCTGTAGGTATAACCCATTCTGTCTGTGCACTAAAGGTAGGTATCTTCATCTTGTTTCCTTTTGATATACGTGGTTAGCTTTTATTTTTTTATTTAATTTTTCTTTGTTGCTAAATGCATACAAAGCAGCGTCGTAATTGTGTGGAAATATTTCCCAGTCAACTAATCTAGGATATATTTCTAGATTAAATTTATGTTTTGCTATTTTAATTGTTTTTCTAATTACACTTCTTTTCATAATGCTAGATAACAAAAAATCAGTAGGCAGGTAAACAGCCCCATATAAAATGGTATATGATTATTTGGTTCCATAATCCCTTTGTTTAATCATTTCTAAATAATGTATTGCTTTATCGATGTCTTCTACTCCGCCTTTCTTTGAGTGTCTGCATATGTACTTTATAGCTGACCCCTCCGCAAAAAGCAATTTATTCTTATTAATAAACTCTGCAGGCTGTATTTCCATGTACATGTAATGTGTCCCCGAAACTTGTTTTAAATATGGATTTTCTTTTTTAGATGTCATAACTTCTATCCTCTCTTTGTGGTGTCATTATATATAAATTTTGTTTGGTTCTAGTTACACCTACATACCAAACTCTGTGCTCTTCATCATGCTTGTCTTCGCTCTTGTCTACTGCTTCTCTTATTTTTTTTGTGTTATCTAAAATAAGTAAAACATTTGTAGCTTCACCACCTTTTGCTGAATGTATTGTAGATAATTTTACTCTTGCTGGTTTTGATAACTCTTCTTTGTTTCGCAACATTTCTCTTATGTATAAACATTCTTCTGGGTCTTGTGTAAATACTTCGTACCAGTCATGTGATTTATAAAAATCAAATTCTGTTAAGTCATACATCCTTTCTTCTTTAGGAAACGGATCTAACTCTGTTCCTGTCTGTTCTAAAACATCTTTAACTTCAGACAACGATAATAAATCTCCTTGTTGCCATCTAGTGTAATGTTTTACTGCTGTATACAATCTTGTTTTATAACTTTTTCTATCTTTTATTTCAAAATAAATAGCCATATCTTTTAGTATTGGTTTTAATTTAATTAATTTATCATTTGTTCTAGCTAGTATTAACCAGTCACTTTCATGTAATGGCACATCTTCTATCGATGTTATATGGTCTACAGAACCGCCTTCAGGACGTGAAGCCCATTGTTTTTTAATTCTTCTGTTATCAGGTATACGATTTAATATTTGATCTGCTATCTGTTGTACTGCTTGTGGCACCCTGTAAGATTGTGGCAAAATAATGTTCTTAGCAGGCTCACCTTGAAACCTCTGCACATCTGCACCTGCCCAACCATAAATAGCTTGATCATCATCACCAGCTAAGATAACATGTTTAGAGTTTTTCTTAAGTATATCATACATTTTCCACTGTATTGGCGATAAATCCTGTGCTTCATCTACAAATATTACATCATATTTCGGACACAATTCTGCCACATTAAATTTTTCAATCATGTCGGTAAAGTCTACCAACTTATAGGCATCTTTATAGTTATCCACTTCGTCTTTTAATATTTGTAACATATGTTTATCTATGTCTTCTGAATACATATCTGTGTTGTACTCTTCTTCAATAGTTACATTCTTAATTCTTGCTGCATTGACTATGTTAAAATATTCACTGTCTGAGTCTACAAACCCTGTTTTTTCCTGGCCATTAGAATAAACTGTGACCTCTATTCCAAGTTGTCTACCAATATCTTCATAGTGTTCGTCTTGCATAACTTGAGATTTTTTTAATCCAAGTGTTTTAAATGCTAGTGAGTGTAAAGTTCTAAAATGTTTTAAATTTTTTTTCTGTAGTTTAGGGTATGCGTCTAACATTCTATCTACTGCTTCATGTGCTGCTTTAGTTGTAAATGCAAAGTAACCTATCTTATCAATAGGTGTACCTAGTTTTAAAAATGTTTTAACATACTTTAATAACTTTGTTGTTTTACCTGTGCCTGGAGGGCCTAATATTTTTCTAACACTCATTTTTTATCCTCATAATCTTTATATTCTTTTATTAATTTCTCTGATGGATGCCACACGTCAACCGCTGCATAACACTCAGGACACGATAAATTACTAACTATATCATAATCCTCATTATCTTCTGTGTCGTGATCTCCACCCCATATCAACTCATGTCCGCAGTGCCAACAGTTCATTACATTATCTCCGTGTTGTGTAATAATTTATTATGATTAATTTTAATATCCTCAAATTGTTCTATGCTTATACAAACCACATTCTTAGTAGGCGTATTATACTTACCTTTTTCTTTTGCTGGATATCTTTTTTGTTCTAAAAATTGTATGTCACAATGTTTGTAATTAGTTTTCATCATCACACCTGTTTTGTCTTCACCGTGTTTCCAGTTTTTAGATTTTAGTTTGTCGTAAAATTTATCAAACTTAAAGTATGCATAACCATCTTCTATCAACACCGTTCCAGATTTAAATGATGCATCATTCATAGCTTTAGGTCCATTTATTTTTGCATGTAGTACATCATGTAATTTTTCTTTTGGTGATGTACCTACAGGTGGGTTAATTATTTTTTGTGTTTGAAATAAAGTTTCTAATACTGTTTGATCTTCTGGTGCTTTTATAATTGGTGGTGGAAACCCTGCAGCTTTTGCTATTGAGTTTCTACGTTTACGTTGGTCAGTTACATGTTCTATTGTTTTACAATGCACTGTTGCTTTGCCAATACCATCTGGTTTAGTTACATCAAATTCATATTCTGGATCTGGTTCTATATCTATCTTTCTTAAGTTAGTTAATACAGGATACTGTCCTTTTGATCCTGCCAGTATACCAAACTTCTTTTTAACACATATACCCTTCTTACAAAAATCACTGATAGGACTTTGGTTACAAGTGTAACCTTTTTCTGATCGATTCCATGATCTTGTTTTTTGTTTTAGTTTATTGTCGTCCCACGCATTTGCGTGTTCTCTTGCAAAATATTTTACTGGTGCATTCTTAACTTTTTGTTCCCATGTATCTGGATACTTCATCTTAACAAACACATGATAGTTATACATAAATCTATCTTTACCATCAAAGCTAGATTGGTTAGATATCTTAGAGATTAGTGCAAGACAAGGTGGTCCTTCTAAAAAATCTTCATCAACACCTTCCATAGATTGCTTTTCCATGTCTTCTGTAAGTGTCTTTAATTCTTCTACTGTAGTTATGTTTGCATCTGCAACTTTTACAAACTGTTCTAATGTAAAGAAAGTGCCATCAATAT